TAGTATTGTTCCATCTGTAAATTGCTGGGTAATTTTCAACACTAGCTGTGCTAATCCAAATATCACCTTCAACAAGTGCAGTTAAGTCTGACTGTACTGTCGGTGCTGTAGCTGCTACAATTGGTCCTAATGGATCACAGTTAGCATAAGCTGCTGTGTAGTTGTGATAACCTACCCAAGTAGTACCATTGTGGATCATAAGATCTACTTCGTCTACTACTGAACTGTACCAAAGTGTACCATTTTCAGTTAAGCTAGTTGGTGCTAATTTTGAAGCAGTATAAGTTAACTCTCTCCAGTTACTTGCAACAAAATCACTTGCAGCATCACCTGTTGGTGCTGTATACAAGTTACCTGTTCCTGCGCCTGTAACAAAGTTATAAACAGCAAATCCAGCTAATGCTAGTACGCCGCCTGTATCTTTAATTCTAATTTCACCACCTAATTTGTGATTAATTTGAATTTTGTTACTAGCATCAACAATAGCTGTAACGTTTGTAAAGCCAGCAGCATTAATTGCTCCTGCAATTACATCTGCATCACTTGAAGCTGCTGTTGTAGTTACGCTAATAGTTTTAGCAGTATCTAATGCTAAAGTAGCCGCTTTGGTCTCTTGCAAAGTAAATGTATACGAAGCTGCTGTACATTGTGTAGTAATTACTGTTGAAGCAATTGTAGTTGCGCCAGTTGATGCTCTAGTAAAGATTTTACTATTAGCAATAATTGGGCTAACTTCTTCAACATTTGTATTAATATACAAATTACCTAATGCAATACCTGCGCCGCCACCTGACTTATCAAGTGCATAAATTGCTGCTTGGTTTGTGCTGTATACTGGTGCAGTAATTGTTCCCCAAAGTTTAGTAGCAGTTGAGTACTTCTTAACCTTGTAGTTAGCACCACCATTTGGAGCAGTTGTTTTAATCCAAAGGCTTCCTGTTGGTGCTGGGCTTGTATCAGTAGCTTTATAAGCAGGAACACTAGTATGTGGAGCAATAGTAAGCTTTGGAGCTTCATGTGTTGCTGCTGTAATACCTGTGCCTGTTAATATAGTTCCTGTACCATTAGCTATAATTACATCAGCGCCTGTTGAGTAAATTTCTATTACTCCATCTACTGCTGCTGCTGTAATACCACTAATTGATGCTGTATTAATATCTGCAGCTAATGCTGTAATTGTAGTACCAGCTAATGTAACTGTGCTTGAGTTAATTGAAATAGTATTACCATTAGTTAACGATGGATTAGATACTGTACCAATAACTGCTGGTTGACTAGCATGCCAGTTAGTTGATCCAACAACAACCCATGTGCCTGCTGCAATGCCAGCTCCTGTATTACCTTTTGACTTTAAGTAAAATTTGTTAGTAGTAGTAGCCGCTACAATAGCATATTCGCCAATTGCGCCTACGGATGCTTTTGGTACACCTGTAGCTATTCCGCCAACTAAGTCTGTTAGTTTTGTAATTACTGTTGGTGTCTTAGTAGAAAAGCTTTGGCCACCTGTAAGTGTAATAGCTTTTGAATTCCATTCTAAAATACCAAATAGTGAATTCATTGTATCAAACCAATATGCGCCGTTTGCTGGCTCACCACCTGGTGCTGATGCACTTGCTGTTAGTTTAGATAAATCTAAATCTGCTCGTACTACGTAAGCTCTATTCGTTACACCTAGTAATGAGTATGCTGTTTGTAGTCCATATTCGTTGAGTTCGCCGCCATGTATCATATTTCCGTTTGCGTCGGAATAGAAAAGCGGATCGCCAAATGTTTCACCAAGCTCTCTTTGACTGGTGATTAAGTAAGGTTTACCCACGTTAGCTTTTAGCGTTCCGATACCTGTTCCTGCTCCTGAGCTGCTTGTTTTATTACTAGCAGTTGCAACAAAAATCATTGGTACCGTGCCAGCCGCTGCTGGGGTGTAGAATGATTCGTCAATAACTTTGACTTCTACGCCTGGTGATGTTAATGCCATTTTAATTCTCCTGTTGGATTTGTTCGTCTACTTGTATTTATATTAAAATTACAAAACCACCTGTTATAGAGCCCAAGAAAAGGTACCAAAAAGGTGAGCTAAATACTGTATGAGACCTTTATGTAGTTGTAAACAAAGACCTGCAGCAATTAACTATAAGAAAGCAGGCAAAACATATTACAGAAGATTATGTGAACGCTGTTTACGGAATGGCGAAGGACACGGGGTTCCTAAGTGGCAACAGTACGGTTATGAAAAAAAAGACTACTGTGAAAAGTGTAATTTTAAAAGTAAACATTCTGAGCAGTTTGATGTATTTCATATAGACGGAGATCTACAAAATTGTAGACCGACTAATTTAAAAACTATATGTGCTAACTGTCAGCGTATTACGCAAAAGACTGGTGTTCGTTGGAAGCAAGGTGATCTTCGACCTGACTTTTAAGATCTTCAATTGTTCCGTCATTGTACAATATTGAATCAAATTTATTATTAGTGTCAATCCATTTCCATTCACTAGGATGGATGTCATACTCTGCCATTAACTTGTTATCTGATTGATTATCAAGTATTGCACTACCAAACCATTCAGGATCGGCGCCACGTTTAACTTGCCAAACTTCGCCGCCTAAATCTCTTATAACATTCTGTTCATTACGGAATCTTACATCAGGTACTACAAACGCTGTGTTGGGATTGTTTATAATCCTTTGTTTTACCATGCTTACCCATATACCATCATAGAATCCGTTTCGCATACAGTCAGTGCCAAATTCTTGTAGTACTAGTCTAGGAGTAATTATTCTACCAGTTTCTTCTGTCCAAAAGTCATCTTGGACTTCTCGCCATTCTCTTGAATCAGACGAGTCTCCTTCAAGCATCTGTCTATTCCATCCAAATAGCTCAGATACAGCATCTTTTAATTTGTCTGCAAATGATATTTTTTCAAAACCGTATGTGTCTACAAGGTGATCACTCACTGTACCCTTGCCAGAACCAATAAGTCCACAGATACCGATAATCATATAAAGTCTCCTAAGTTAGTAGTATACTATATATTATACGATAGTTTTAGTGAATTGTCAAGTGTTTTTTTAGCCGATTGTAAAGCCGTAGCCTACACCGCCCGCTACTGCCATAGATACTTCGTTCTCAAGTTTTTCCATTTCAGACTGTGCTTCGGCTTTTAGTGCATCACCGTTAAGTGTGCTTCCGCCTCCCGGGCCTGCTATAGTAGCAAATTTTGAACGTGCTTCGCCTAGCATATATTTACAGCTAGCAAGGGTAAAGTCTTTAATCCACTGACTTGCAAGGTAGTCCGTTAATAACTGTTCATCTGGACGATAGTTATATGCATAAAGTAGTATTGATTCTTCTGCTCTAGGACGCTGTAGTAGTGTCAATTTTTTAGTAGTAGTATTCCATTTAAACTCTATAAAAGATCCAAACATTCTACCTACTAGTTCTTGATGCTGTGCAAACATGTCATAAGTTGCTAGCCCGCCCATTTTTGATCCTGATAACAAATATGTATTTGTATATGCAGCATTAAATGGTTCAAATAATGAGCCGCCGCCACCGCCGGCTGTGCGTGAGCCAATACTTCTACGGAATAGTTTGCGGACTTCCATTATTTCATTAGGTAATACATATTCGTTCTGATCAACAACTGTAGTTAAAAATAAGTACGATTCTTCTACGCTATTATCCGATCTTTGTCTAAATTTGCTTAAAGCTTTACCTAATGCTGTTTCGTAATGGATAGGATCTAATTCAACGTCAATCATTCCGCCACCAAGAGACGTATTTACGTAATCATATACATTTTGTTTTACTGTTGCTAAGTCTGTCATTCTCTACTCTCTCCATAGTATTTATCTTAACGATAAATATGTATATGCCAAGAATAAGTTTATACAAACCAGAGCGCGGTAACGATTACCATTTCCTAGATAGACAGATCCAGGAAATGTTTACTGTTGGCGGAACTGATATTAATATTCACAAGTACCTAGGTGCTAGAAACCCTGACACTAGTGAAGCTACTGCTGATCAACCTCATTATGATGCAGTAAAAGAAACTAACATACAAGACTTACTATTTTTAGAAAATAGAGATAGAAAGTATGATCCAGATGTTTATACAATGCGAGCTGTATATAATGTTCAAGATATTGATTTTGACTTATCACAGTTTGGATTATTTTTAAGTAAT